AACTTAATCTTCAGAGCAAGACATCTGCAAGAATTTATTGTTACTACCGACGTGCCGGAAGACTTTAGATTTAACGGAGTAATACCGTTTGATATTAATATTGCAGATAATATATTAGAGGCCAAAGTTTACGGCGTTGACTTTGACGAAGCAGTGAATCGATTAAACGACTGGCTGGAGACATGCAAATGAAATGGTTCCTAAACTTTTTAGAGCAAATTGGTCGTAAACGAATTGTAATGGACAGGCAAGAAAATGAACCGTATCTCGAACGCTACTACTTATTTCTTAAAGATAGAAAGCACTTCCCCTTTAATATCTTTCTTCACAAGTTCCTTAAGTCAGACCCCGATGATGTGCATGATCATCCATGGCCTTACGCTACTTTAATCCTTAAAGGTGGTTATTATGAATGGACTCCTAAATTTAATTCACAAGGTGCCAAGATCGGTGAGACACGGCATTGGCGTGGGCCTGGTCACTTCCGCATTTGCCCTGCTACTAGCTATCACCGTGTTGAGCTTGAAGCAGGAACAGACTGCTGGACAATGTTCATGCCTGGACCACAAAGACGTGAATGGGGATTCCTTGTTAATAACAAATGGATCCACAACGACAAATATCTAACTGATAGAGCAAATAATGGATAGTAAAACAAAAGAAGTAATGGACATTCTACAAGAAGAATGTGCAGAAGTAATTCAAGCGGTGAGCAAGATTAGTCGATTTGGCATTGACAACTTCAAGCCAGGCAAGCCCAAAACTAATCGAGAACACCTTGAAGAAGAATTGGGCGACATGCTGGCAATGATTGACATCATGCTGGAAAAGAATGTAATATCATTAGAACACTTAGAAGTTGCAAAAGCTGCTAAGATCGAAAAATTAAAACAATGGTCAAACATATATGAGCAAAATTAAAATAAGCGAATTATTCTATTCGATTCAAGGAGAAGGACGCTACATGGGCGTGCCTTCTGTATTTCTACGTACATACGGATGTAACTTTACCTGTCAAGGATTTGGCATGCCCCGAGGCGAGGTAAGTCACGAAGCAACAGACATTGCGGCACAGCATACAATGATAACTCCATTTACAGAGTACAAGTCTTTGCCTCTTGTTAGTACAGGTTGTGACAGTTATGCAAGTTGGCATCCTGCATTTAAAGATCTAAGTCCAATGATTGAGGCTGACGGAATTGTAGAACGCATTATAGAAATGCTTCCTAACAACGAATGGGGGGATGCTCATCTTGTTATTACGGGTGGTGAGCCGTTGTTGGGTTGGCAGAAGGCTTACCCAGACTTACTGGATCATCCCAAGATGGTAGGGTTAAAAGAAATCACATTTGAAACAAATGGTACAATGCGACTGACTAGTGCATTTAAAAATTATCTACGTATTTGGACTACAGAGAATCTAGAACGAGAAATTACTTTCTCAGTCAGTGCAAAACTACCTTGTAGTGGAGAACCGTGGGATGATGCTATCAAGCCAGAAGTTGTTTGCGATTACGAAAATTACGGCACAGCATATTTGAAGTTTGTTATAGCTACAGAGCAAGACTTTGCAGATGCAATGAAGGCAACTAAAGAATTCCGTGATGCAGGATTTAAAGGACACGTTTATCTAATGCCAGTGGGTGGTGTAGAAAGTGTCTATGCACTAAACAACAAGGCAGTGGCCATTATGGCAATGAACGCAGGCTTACGTTATAGCGACCGTTTACAAGTGCCGTTATTTAAAAATGAGTGGGGAACTTAATGAACAATATCTTTAAAAAATTATTTGGTATCGATAAAATTGAAGCCGAAACTAGACGTGCAATAGAAGATGCAGAACGTGCTACAAAAATTGCTAAAGAAGCAACTGAGCAAGCAGAACGTGCTAAAGAATTAGAACGGTTGTCAAAACTCAGTCCAAAAGAAATAGCAAACGAAAAGAAAGAGCCCTGGGTAGCTGTATTGGATACTCATGTCAATAAAGAAAACGTGCGTAACGGATTCTTTGAACTTGACTGGAATGAGTATTTCGTGTTACAATTAAGGTCCGCTGGTTATACTGGCGAAACAGATGAGGCCATTGTAGATAAATGGTTCCAAGAACTTTGCAGAGGCGTAGGTGCCGAAGAAGGTGTAGATATGGAACGTAGAGGCAGTGGCTTTGTAAATGTAAACAATTTAGGTAATGGGAAAGTTGAGGTTAGTTAATGGCACAGACATTTATTCACGTTGATACTGCAAATACATTCTTCCGAGCTCGACATGTAGTACGTGGCGGTCTTGAAGACAAAGTGGGCATGAGTCTGCATACTATTCTCAGCAGTGTACGCAAGGCGTGGCGTGATTTTAAAGGTGACCATGTTATCTTTCACCTCGAGGGGCGTAGCTGGCGTAAGGACTTTTATGCTCCTTACAAGCGTCAACGTACAGAAGCTCGTGCGGCACAGAGTCCTCGAGAAGCCGAGGAAGACCGCGTATTTTGGGAAACGTTTGATCAGTTTAAAGACTTTGTGACTAACAAGACTAACTGTACTGTGTTGCAAAATCCACGATTAGAAGCAGATGATCTTATTGCAGGATTCATTCAAGCACATCCCGAAGATCAGCATATTATCATTTCGACAGATGGCGATTTTGCACAATTAGTTGCACCCAATGTGAAACAATATAATGGTGTCAGTCAAGTAACTACTACTCACGAGGGGTACTTTGATGAAAAGGGCAAACGAGTTAAAGACAAGAAAACTGGACTCATAAAACCTGAACCTGATCCAGAATGGCTATTGTTTGAGAAATGTATGCGTGGCGACACTAGCGACAATATCTTTAGTGCATATCCCGGTGTGCGTGAAAAAGGCACTAAAAATAAAGTAGGGCTTCGTGAAGCATTTGCCGACCGTAATTCTAAAGGCTATTCTTGGAACAATCTCATGTTGCAGAAGTGGGTAGACCACGAAGGCATTGAACATAAAGTGCTAGATGATTATAATCGAAATCGTCTATTGTGTGACTTGACTGAACAGCCAGAAGAGATTCGCAATCTCATTACCGAAACTATTAACACTGCAATTACCGCAGAAAAGAATGTTCCGCAAGTTGGCATTAGACTTATGAAGTTTTGTGCAACTTATGATTTGCAAAAAATTACAGACCAAGCACAAAGTTATGCGGAGCCTTTTAATGCAAGATATACTAGTAACGTGTCAGTTTGAAGACACTTGTAAAAATAAAACAGATACATGTTGGGAGACAAAAATGACAACTATTGCAAAACCTTTAATACCTAACAAAAGTTGGCTATTAGAAAGAGACGGACTCAAAGTAGGTACCCTGAACAAAGAACGCAGTTCGTATTCTATTTTAAAGAACGGTAATAAAATTGCCATAGGCACAGTAAAAGATGTCAAAGAAAAACTAGGCGTTGTATTTTTTGACGTTGTTAAATCTGTAAAATCTGAAACTACAGAATATGCAGTTTATGATTTTCCGTGTGGATCAAGGCCGTTTGGATCAGTATACGACATTAGAAAAAGATTACCTATCTATGCTAAGAGTACAAAAAGTAAAAGTCAATATTGTGCAGGACACTATGTAATTAAATTCCGCAAAGGGTGGGTTAAAAGTTTTTGTCCTAAGCTAATTACATTAGATCGATATCCATTTCACGGACCTTTTAAAACAGAAGTTGAAATGAAACAGATGCTCACTACTCTAAGTAAAAAAGAAAATGAAACAAATTAACACATTAGCCATCGAAAACTATCTCGAAAAGGCTCGTATTGCAAAGAAATCAGGTCAAAAGACTGTAGTTCTAGACATAAATGAAGCCACTGCATTAGCAGACAGTCTTGCGGTTGTTATGACTAGACTAGTGGGAAAATTAGAAGACTTTGTACAGCAACCTAGTCAAGAAGATGTGATACAGGTCTCAATGGACGGGGGCGGATTTCGATAAGTCCCAACTAAATAAATGCGTATATAACGGAGAATGTACGCATCATGAGCAGACCTAAACCTACAGTATTATTAGAACTAACAAATAAAAAAAATTACAAGACTGAACAGGTATTGGAAGCTGATGCCATTTGGGCAGTTTTTTATAAAGACAGGCCTGTCAACTTAAAAACTACCAGCATAGTAGCACAAGACCTAGGTCCAAAGTATAAAAAAGTTAGTTTTTCCAACAGCGGACATGCACACAATCTAGCGGAACGACTGAACAAAATGTTTAATTGCCAGGACTTCTCCGTTTATAAACTCACAACTGGTGAAAAACTAGGCAATGAATCAGCGGACTGAAATAGTCAAATACGTTTTAGAAACACTAGGAAAGCCTCATCACGACGAGTATGTTAAAAAAATGCTGCCTGCATTTTGGATGAATCCTAGACAAAAAGCAACAGGCGGATTAAGACTAACTGATTCCGGGCAAGAATGGATGCAACTTGCTGACATCAAATGCTATCAAATTGATCTCCCAAAAGAAATTGAATGGACAAATCGGTTAATTATCCAAATGGATCAATTTATTGATTGTCCATTTTATCTAACCAAAAAAGCTATCTTTGTATATAGAGAAAAGATGGCTGTGCAATTAGTGTTATTTTCCGGAAATATTCAAAAATACGGCCTTTCTAAAGCTATGAGTGTTGCAAAAACACAACAGCAAAAACCATTGACAACTGACTAAAAAGCCTGTATAATCAATACATACGCT